TCTTCTAAGCTAGTCTTTGGGTTAAGACTTTCAAGTATATTTTTTAGTTTTAGTTTCATTGTTTATAATATTAATTAACTTATTTAAGCAAATCATTAAGATCATCAATAGCATAATCAATATCGGTTGATCTAGGTCTATCCTTTTCAATTTCGTTATTGATATTTTCTAAAGTGTCTATTAACCGAGTAATATCCTCTCTGCTATAAGTTCCGATTACATATTGCTCATCTTCCGCCAGTATCTTGCGTATTTCTTCGCGGATTAGATTTTTTAGTTCCTGTGTTTTCATATTACATTACGGATAAAATGTCAGATATAAGTGTATTTATTTTTTTGTATGGATCGTTTTTGCCCGGCTTGAGGCTTTCGTTTAGTGGGGATACAAAGGCACCTTGTGTTGATGGATTACTTACTAAGTCCCAGCAAACAATTTCGAAGTCGTCCTGTACTTCTACTCTACCCTCTCCAATCTGCTTAACAGACCCCATACCACGAGAACTGATGCCTAATCTAATTCCAGCTTTGAGTAATTCCTTTGCTATGTTTCCAGCTGGAGTTGGTAGTATTTCAAGCTTTCCGATAACGTCGTTACCATTCCACCATATATCAAGTACGTTGTGAGATACGTTTTGGAGGTTCACAACTGCTGAATCTGGGTGATCTAGTTCTCCTAATGCACGGCGTTCAGTTATGAATACTTGTTTATATTTATCAACTTCGCGGCGAAGTATGTCAATAGGGTATTGTCTACCGTTCTGATTAATTGCCTTGTCGCTTGGAGTTGATCCTCTTTGTAGGATGCCTTGTACAATGACACGGCCATCATTAGCCGAGATTGATTCGTTAATCTGCTGCGGAGTTACTTCTAAAGCTCCTATGTAGTCGATTATAAGTTTTTTATTTTCCATATAGCATTTTTCCAATTTCATCAACCGTTTCAGCTATTTTAGTATAAGCCAAGGTTGTTTTTTTCCAATACTTATCATCTGGAACATTTGCTTCTTGTTTTAACTTTACAGCATGTCTGATCGCTCTTCTTGCCTCTCGCAACATTCTATAAGCCTCAAGAATCTTAGTGTTAACTTTATTCACACCAGTTCTAGTTGAGTCTCTTTTGAATTCTAAATAATTTGCTTCGTGTATTTTAACAAAGTTTCTTTTTTTCTTAGGAGGCTTAACTATAAAAGTTTTATCTGCTCCGGTTGCTTTTGGACTACCTGGATCATCAGGGTCTCCCGTGAAGGCTGCTGGTGTTTGGTATCCGCCCGCTCCATCGGTGGTACTACCTTCCTCCATACGCTTTTTGACCTTTTTTATATACTTCTTTATTTCAGAAATCTTATCGCGGGATAGCATTTGTTACTTCTTTTAACAATTCGTGATATAACAGTAGTGATAAAACATTATCCTCTTTAACAACGCGTACTTTATCAAACTTCCCTAAGAGGTTTATGGTCTCTTGTATTTTTATTTTGACAACCTTGTTATTGATCTTTGGAATTAAAGTTGTAAACTTATTTCGTATATAAGTAGCTTCTTTTAAGATAAATTCTCTTAATCCCTTAGTACTACTGATATTGTTAATATATTCCTTGAGTATTAGCTTTTGTCGATTGCCAAGTTTTGTATATTTTTCATTAAACTTATCAAGCATAATTTTATACGCAAGTAGTCTAATCTCCTCATCCTGTCTTTTGTACTCTTCTACAACGAGCTGCGTCTGATCCGTGTGCTTTGGTGTATTTTTGCGAGTGAGATGTTCTATTATTGTGAATTTAGCATTCACACTCTTAGCTGGATTTGAAAAAGTGATTCCTTCAAATATATTATATATTGAAGCATACACTCTATATTCCGATATATTGGTTTCGAAGAAAGCTTTAAGATCGTAATTGTTTTTTATCTCTCTTATTATACTATACTTCTCCTTTGCAAGTGAGTTGCTATTAATTCGCTTTCTAAGCTCGGAAACCGTATTAATTAAGGCTTCGGCTTTATCTTTATTTCGATAGCGTTCTTTTAGTAGTGTTTGATACAACACAAGTTCTTTAGCTAGTTGCGTAGTTGGCTTGAAATACTCTTTAAGAATTCTCAGTGCTGGTGAGGGATCTTTTCCACTGATAACGTCAGCAGTTACCTGTCTTGTCAGTAATTCGAACAGGATAATAGTATTCTTAATCTTAGAATGACTAGTCTTCTTCATCTATTATATAAATATGTTACTCCTCTGGAATAATATTATTTTCGTCTAATAAAGTGTTTTTATCTTGGTTTTCTGTGACTAGGGTTTGCATTGAGCTCTGCACCGACTTATTTTTCAACTCTTTAAGTACAGAATCCACTTGCCACAAATTAACCTTTTTATCCTCAGCTACATTTCTATTCGCTTTATTTCCTAGAGGATCCCATCCTAATGGATGTTGATGTGTACCATATGTACCTGGTTCTGTTGGACGTCCAGATCCTGGCCAACCTCCTGGAGGTGCTTGCTCTCGCTCATCATATCCCTTAGGTATATTATTAGGTCCACCACCTTTATATAGTGAAGCGATATCGTGTGGAGTACCGTATGATGTACCAGTTTTAACTGGGTCATTACCTTCTGTTTTGATTTGTTCAAGTCTGAAGATCATCTTAGTATCGTTTACTATACGCTCCTGTTCGCGAAGGTATTGATCCTCAGTCATCTTAAATACATTTTCGTAGATCCAAGATTTACTAAATAACTGCTTCTCCATCATATCACCAGCTAATGTGGTTTTTGATGTCCACAACTCAATCTTCTCCTTGTCATACAAGGTAGACGGTGCTGTTAAGTTTAACGAGAAGTCTGCGATGTCTTGATCGTTGAATCCTTGTATGTATAAGTGTATAATTGCAATCTTATAAAGCTCAGATACTATTATCTTTTGTATACGTTCAATAGTTCTGCCAAATCTAAAATCTTGTGCAGCTAATGTTGACTTGCCCGATACATCTTCTTCAAATCCTAAAAATGCTTTTGGTATCTTTAGTGATCCAAGCAATCTACCTTTAAGGTAGTTAATATCTTCTATAGTTTCGTAGTTCAGGCCGGTAATGGTGTCAATTTGTGTTCCTGTATCTCCTCCTCGTACTGGTACGTAGAAATCCTCAAGAATATTTTGCATATTATATTTGAGGTTATAGTCACCGGTATTTGGATCAACAAATGGAACTTTTTTCATTTTATTCACCATTGACTCCATATAAGCATCAACTTCATTTGGTGGGATATTTCCAATATCGATCTTAAATACTCGCTTATCTGGAGCTCTCATTATACGATGAATTAACATCGCATCTTCCATCAATACAATCTGTTTCCAAACCTTACGAGCGGGCTCAATGAGTGATCGACCGTAGGGTAAAAAGTTTGTATCTGTTAATAATCTAAAATGAGCTATCTCCCAATTTTCATACTCCTCACCTTTTATTGAAGCTATGTGGGATCTAGCTGATAATGCTGAATAATCTCTCTTGAATCTTACTTTGTGTGGATTTTCTGGATCAAAATTCTCTTCGCGAATCATCTCATAAGCTGCAATAGGATCAACTCCTACGACACCAAATTTTTCAGCTACGTTGAGTTTTAAAAAGAAATCACCATATTTCAATACATTGCGTGTCCAAGGCCATAAATTGAATTCTACATTTAGTATTTCGTAGAATAAATTATGTAAAACACTATTAACTTTCTGATTAGATGTCTTAATTTCTAATATCTCACCATACTCATTTGTAGTAGTACATTCATCAGCATACACATCTAGAGCTGAGGATATGATGCTATCCGTATCCATAGCCTCATAATCTCTAAATAACTCTAGTCGAGTTGCTAATTGTAATTGCCCGTGGTGATAACTGAAGCCTGGTACATTTGTGTAAAGACGAGAAAATCTATCAATTCGCCTATTACTCTCTATGTTTCCAGATGATTGTACTTTATCTATATCAATTACCTTAAGCTGATTACCACCGACGTTTCTTATGATAACATCAGTAGAAAATAATCTACGTAATTGGTTGAATACTGAATTGGGTTTGTATTCTGGTAACGTACTTTCTTCGTTTGAAAATTCAGCCATAAATGTTTTTTATAAATATAGACGGATTATAGTAACCAAGTTATGTCGTGGTCAGTACCATTAATATTTTGTTGCCACGGATTATTTTTTACTTGGTTTACACCAGAGTATAGGCTTATTGTATTCTTAATACTATTAACAGCCATTTTTGTTAATTCTATACCCGCTTGTCTCAATTTTAATGCAGTGTCGCGCACCCATAACCCTTGAGACCAACTCATAACCAAATCATCGTTATACCCTTGTGCTGCTTCAGCTCTAGCATTCTTCCACACAAATACGAGTAATTCATCCATAAGTCGTCTACTCCTTATTATACAACCTTTTTCTCGCATATACAACTCTAACTTACTAATTGCGAGTGGTCTTATCTTACTGCTTAGTGTAAAACCTGCAACCATGTCTGTTTTACTTGCTACATCATATCCTTTAGTGAGGTATGTGTCTGTATCAAATACGTTTTCTTTGTAGGAGTAGTATAGGTTTTTATAACCTCTTTCTAATACTTGTTGTATTGTTGCCCAACCTACGTTTGCATTTTCAATTACTAGTAGTGCATCATTATACTCAGTAGCAACACTAACAAGCATATTTCCAAAATCCCTTGTTGTTAACTGCCCTTTATATTCTGCAACTTGTGTAGCTGTTTCGACATCTATAACATGAAATGCTGAATAGTCGGATCCATCACCGCGGGCGACGTCTGCTGTCACAATATAGTCTTTTGTGTATGAAGGCCTTTCCCATACCCATATATTATTATCAAATCCTCTCTTTTCAATAGGATCTTGCACTGATGTCTGTAGATACCACTGAAGTATATCTGGCATGATTACTGTATTACCAGATGTAGAAAAGTCACAATCACACTCCTGTGCTGCTAATCTAATGCCGAGTTCTACGTCCTGTTTATCTCGCCAAGCTTGATCCCTTTCCGGATGTACTTGCCACGGTAATCTTATTGTATTAAAAGTGTTTTCACCTGCTTCTGCTTTTACCCACATCTTGTGGAAGAAGTTACCAGTACCGTTTGGTGTACTCAATAACACAGCTCGACCACCAGTAGATAGTGTTTGTTGTAGTGATGCCCACAACTCTTCTGCACCATCAACGAAGGCAGCCTCATCTATAATTACTAACGATAAGGCTTCTGAACGACCTGATGTTCCTGTGGATGCTACCGCTTTGATCTGCGATCCATTACTCAATCTCAGTGATAATTTGTTATCTTCTGTAGTCTTTAACTTTAGCCAACTTGGTAAATTTTCGTACATTACTCGAACCTTTGTTACCAGATTCTTTGATGTAGTTTGATCAATCGCAACTACTAAGATATTCTTATCATTATGAAATAGAATAGTCCACAAAGAGTAGCCGGCAATTAGTGTTGATATACCTAACTGACGGCTCTTTAAGATAATATTACGGTCGTAATCTTGAAATTGCTGTAATGCATCTTCTTGAAACTTGTAAAGGTGGAATGGTATTTTGCCTCGGGTTGGGTGCTGTATCATGCAGTATTTTTTCATAAAATAAACTGCGGATGTGGCACATTTTACATACTCCTCCTTTATTAACTGCTTGATTGGTTTTTGTCCGGTGCTACCATTAGACATACTAAAACTTAATTAAATTATATTGTAAACTTAGACCCAAAGACATTACAGGACGTTGATTGAAAAAATCGTAGCCGACTTGTATACTTGGACCAAATCCAAAATATTTCTTCTTTGGAATTGGTTCTTTACCTAAGTTGGCTCCTACTATGCTTGTTATCTTTAAGCTTGTATCACTTGGAATTACAAAGATATTACGGGTTCCATCCGTTTCTTTTTTTATACCTACAGTTAATCCAAATTGTATTTGATCACTCAGTATCTCTGTCATTCCTGGTATTATTTCTACCTTACCTGGGTTTTCTTTTTCGTTTGGTGTTTGTGTTACTTTGAATTTTGATATACCCTCTAACAACCTACTTTGTGTCTTATGCGCAAACTTTAAACCTAAAGAGCCGTCATCTAACACAACTAAATCGTTGCTTAAATTTAGAGTTGCACCAACATATCTAACATCCGTTTTTATAACAACTTCTGGCTTGCCACCTTTAACATTATCTAATTCCTTTTTTA